AACCATGATGATTCGACGAAAGAAGATGGATGTTCTCCAAGACTTGCCAGAGAAATCAAGAAACGTGATCACGATTCCAATATCAAACCGCAAAGAATACGATGAAGCTGAAACTGATTTGATTGCATGGCTTTCAAAGTTCAACATTGGAAAAGCCAAGAGAGCCGAAGCCGCTGAACGATTGGTTCGCATGGGATATTTGAAACGACTTGCCGCCGAATTAAAGATTGAAGCGGTGGTTGATTGGATCAAAGATTTCATGTTTGAGACAAATGAAAAGTTGGTTGTGTTTGGAATCCACAAGAAGATCATTGAGAGACTGCAACAGGAGTTTCCAAAATCGGTTTCGATTACAGGTGAAACCAAATCCAAAGACCGTCAACTTGCGGTTGATAAGTTTCAGAAAGACAAGTCAACACGATTATTCATTGGTAACATCCAAGCCGCTGGTGTTGGGTTGACTTTAACTTCTGCAAGCACTCTTTTGTTTGCTGAACTTGGGTGGACTCCATCGGAGCATTCGCAAGCCGAAGATAGAATTCACAGAATCGGACAACGCAACACGGCACGATGTTTCTACATGATTGCCGCCGATACGATTGAAGAGAAGTTATCACAAATCATCCAGAACAAACAAAGCGTTTTGACTTCAACTCTGGATGGTGGGGACGTTGAAGAAGAACTCACTATTTTTGATGAACTACAAAAGGAGATGACACATTGAAAACTAAAACAACTCTTTATTTGCGTGGTATATCCACCGAAGTAAAAAACCATTTCAAGGCTCATTGTGCGAAGCGTGGAAAAACCATGACTGAGAAAATTGAAGAGCTTATGAGAGACACCATCAAAAAGGATTCCACACTTGAAACTCGATGATCTACTTGAACGATTGAAAATCAAATTCGTTCGTGAAGGTCATCATCACTCAAGAGCCGGTTGGATTCAAACCGATTGCCCATTTTGTGGAAGAGACTCAAACAAGTTTCATCTTGGTTGGAATCTTGAAAGCAATTATGTTCATTGCTGGAGATGTGGTCATCACAAATTGAATCAGACTTTGGTTGAGTTAACCAATATTTCATTCGTTGAAATTAACGAACTAATAAAATCACTCACCAAATCAACAAGCGTGATTCAACACGATCCAAGAGGTGAAGTTGAGATTCCAAATGGTGTCGGTGATCTGCAAAAACAGCATCGAAATTATTTGCAGAAACGCAGATACGACCCTGATGAAATTGCAGAAACTTGGGGCGTTGGTGGAATCGGAATTCATCAAAATTTATCTTGGCGGATTTTCATCCCGATAATCTACCAGCATGAAACCGTATCTTGGACAACTCGTTCCATAAGTGATCAAGTTCGAGTTCGTTACATGTCAGCAAGTGCAAACCAAGAAGCCATGAACCACAAACAACTTTTGTATGGGGAAGACTTTTGCAATCATGCGGTCATCGTTCATGAGGGAGCGTTTGACGTTTGGCGAACAGGCAAAGGAGCGGTTGCAACTTGCGGAACTGGATTCACAAGAAGCCAAGTTTTGAAACTGTCGAACTATCCTATTCGTGTTATATGTTTTGACAATGAGCCAGAAGCACAACAAAGAGCCGATGAACTTTGTTCATTGCTGGAACCGTTTCAAGGTGAAACGTACAACGTCCAGTTGAGTTCGAAAGATGCTTCTGAAGCTCCAGCAAATGAAATCAAAGAACTTCGGGGGTTTTTGAAATGAAAGGAATTTGGATTCCAGCAGAGATTTGGGAATTGATGATCAACGGAAAAATATCTGTTCGAGAAGTTCAGTTGTTATCGATCATCAAGAATTTAGAAGATTCTGAAAAGAATTGTTTTGCTTCGAATGATTACTTTGCTAAAGTGTTAGGGGTTCGCAAAAATTACATCTCACGAATGATTGCGAATCTTAAATCCAATGGGTTCATCGAACAAGTGAAGTTCGATGGGAGAAGACGGCAGATGAAAACCCTAATCGTGCCGGATGGGGATAGAACCTTAACCATCAATCAAAAACCAGAGTATCATCAAGAGGGTGAATCAGAGTACCACAAGTTGTGCAATGCAGAGTTGCACAGCAGTGCAATGCGTGTTCTCCCTCCGGGAGAACTAGATAAAAAAGTGTATACGGCGACTTCTGGATTTGGGTTTTTCCAAGATGAAATTCCAAACGATTGTGATCCATTTGATTTTGAATGTTGTGAAAAATTACAAAAAGCAGTTCCACCCAAAAAACGAAAACAGTCCATTCCAAAAACTTGGCCTGATCAATTTCGTTTGATTCGTGAACAAGATCAAATTGAAAAAGATGAAATCCAAAAGGTTCTGAATTGGTATCTCAAAAATTGGAAAGACAAATGGACTCCCAAATGCTACACCGCCAAAGCATTTCGTGAGAAGTTTCAAAGAATCAAAGATGCCATCGAACGAAAAGAACCAAATCAAAAACTAGAAATTCAAATCTCATCAGAAGCCGAATCAATCACAAATCGTCTTCTTTCCAAAAACTGGAAAGCCAATCAAAACGATAATCTTTCAGGATGCGTTCAGATGAGTCTGGAGCGTTACGAGGGATTCAGACAACAACTCAATCAAGCGTTGAGTCATGTCAACTCTCAGAGCGTCTCAGAGCGTTCAGAGAAGCTCAAGAACAATCGGTTCAAAGCTCTCTTGAATCATGTGATTCAATCACTACCACAAACAAATCATTTTGTGGAGCAATGGTTTGAATCCGTTTGGAATCGTCTCAACAATTGGGATGGCTGGAACGGTCGATTGGAGTCTTTCATTTTCAAAGTTGACTCACAACAATTCCAAAATCAGTTGGCTCAAATATTTGAACAATACGGAAGATCAAGCACGGAACTCGAAGAGTTCATGAAGAGGGTGAACACGAATGAAAGTTACCAAACGTAATGGGAACAAAGAACGAAAAATTCTAATCGGGATGATCGTTGATTCTCAAGTTCTTGGAAGGATCGCTTCCAAATGGGAATCCAATCTTTTCAAATCCACTTGGGGAAATATTGTCGGTCAGTGGTGCGTTGATTTTTACCTTGAATATGAATCCGCTCCAAAACAAGAGATTGAATCTCTGTTCGAATCATGGGTTTCAAAAACTCACGATGAAGAATCTGTTGAACTGATCGACAAATTTCTCTCCGGCTTGTCTGAAGAATATGAAGCACAAGCAGAAGCATCGAATTCAAATTACATCATTGATTTGGCTTCTGAGTATTTCAACAAAGTCAAACTTCGTTCTCTCAGCGAATCAATCAAAGGTGACTTGATTGAAGGTGAAGTTCAATCCGCTCTGGATCGTGTGAACACCTACGGACAAATTGAGATGGGAACCGGAGCCGGAGTTGATGTTCTCTCAGATCAAGAAGCAATCAAAGAAGCATTCGAAGAGCAACAGGAATCGATTGTTGAATACGGTGGTGATCTTGGGAAGTTCTTCAAAGGAGCTTTTCAACGTGATGCGTTCATTGCTTTCATGGGGCCGGAGAAGCGTGGAAAAACTTGGTGGCTGATTGATGTTGCATGGCGTGCAATGTCCCAACGTCGAAGAGTTGCATTCTTTGAAGTTGGAGACATGAGCCAGAATCAAATCATGAGACGATTCATGACAAGAGCAATTCGAAAACCGTTGAAGCCTCAAGCGTATGATTACCCAACTTTCATCGAAAGAGAAGAGGGAGTTCCGGTTGCTCTGGTTGATCATGATCATCGAAAGCAAGAGAAGTCATTGGGTTGGCAATCGGCTTTCAAAGCATGTCAGAAAGTGATGAAGTCAAAAATCAAATCGGAAGAATCAATGCTCCGGTTGTCTTGCCATCCAAACTCATCGTTGACAGTTTCAGGAATGAAATCAATTCTTCAGGCATGGGAAAGAGACGGTTGGATTCCTGATGTGATCGTCGTTGACTATGCCGACATTCTCGCACCACCTAACGGGATCAAAGATACACGAGATCAAATCAATGCGACTTGGAAACAGCTTCGAGCGTTGAGCCAAAGCCAGCATTGTTTGTTGGTGACTGCAACTCAAGCCGATGCGAATTCTTACAACACAAACACAATCGGAAGATCGAACTTTAGTGAAGACAAACGCAAACTTGCACATGTCACCGGATTGGTTGGACTCAACGCAACTCCGGAAGAAAAAGAAAACGGAGTGACTCGATTGAATTGGATTGTGCTTCGTGAATCCGCATTCTCTGAACACCAATGTGTTCACGTTGCCGGTTGTCTTGCTGTTGGAAATCCAGCCATCAAAAGCACTTTCTAGGCTTCAAAAACTTTTTTGAAAAAATGCAGATTTAGGTGTTGCAATTGTTTTATCGTGTCGATATATTACTTGTATAAGACTTAAACATTCAAACACGAAAGCAAGAACAATGAATCAGCCAACTCAAAAAGATTTTAGAAATCTCGAAGCCTTTGTCGAAGGCGTATTCACAACCACTCCAGAAACAGAATACAACAAAGATGCTTTTGCTCCTTTCAGCGGTCAAGTTGCACGAGTCAGCTGGAACGTCAACGAAGAGGAAGTTGAACTTCAAGTTCTTGTTTTTGATGACGGCACTTACTCACTGGTTCGCATAACTCCTAACGGACGCCAAGAATCAGAACGCAAAGCCAATCCTTTTAACTTGTTCCTAACCGTATACGCCGCAGAAGAATGGAATTGCTGGTTCAAAGATCAAGCACGACAAG